TGCGCCGTCGCTTCTTTTTCAGCGGTATAAGCATCGGCAGCATCGCCCGCCATGATGCTTTCATTGGAAAGATTCTCGAAGTAAGCCGGATATTCGGTTTGCAGCTGCTTGATCGCATCGAGCCGTTCCTTCCGGCTGCGGGTATCGTCTGTAGCTGCGGAGTAGAGCACCTTCAGAGAGGTCAATTCCTTCTGGGCATTCTCCACGCCGATCTTCCAAGCGTCGTTCAGTTGCTTTTGGGATTCGGAGGCAGCGTCAATGCCTTTACCTAACGATAACTGCGATGCAACGAAGGAGACGATTTCTTTTCCATAGCTCGACATCAAGGTAACACCCAATACCAATGCTGTTTGCCAGGAAAGCAAAGAGCTTGCCACCTGCCGCCAGACTGGGATGGCCGTTTGTCCGGAAGCTATCAATGCGGCATTCTCCCGTCGGGCTCCAGAAATAGCATCCGCCAACATAGGCAAGTTGTTCGAAATGGCAAGGAATCCCGTATTGAGGGACATACTGAATGCCGGAAGTTCCCGGACAACCTGCTGTAACGAAGCTCCGAGCATATTGAAGCGGGGTGCCACCGTCGCCGCTTGTTGGAGGGACTCGCCTACTCTTGACACACTGCCAGCGGCCTGGACTGCCTTTTGGGAAACACCGTCCAACCCCCGCTGGATGTTCCGGGTAGCTATGCTTGCCCTGTCCTCCAGTTGTACCGTTAATTTATATAACTGCGAATCAGCCATTAACTATCTCCAAATTGTTTCAACATTCTGTTTATATCCTCTTTTTGCACCGGCTTGATGTCCGGTTCTGGCTCCCAGTCAAAGCGGGCGATGTCTGTCAGTTTCAGACCGCCCCGCTTTGCATACGGAAGCAGTATCTTATGGGCAATAAAGCGTGCCTGTTCCCATGATGTTTGGAAGCGTGTCCTTTCGTGCTTGTCCCATTCTTCTACCAAAACAGCCAGTTCATCCAGCGTAAGGGCATAAGTATCATGGAGCGAGAGTCCGATTACTCCGACGGCAAAACCGATAACTTGATTAATTCCTCTGTTTCCGTTTTTTTTTCGCAGCCACCATCTGTTTTACCGAACAGGGACTCCGTAATGCCGTTCATTTCTGATAAGTCCAAATCATCCATCAGTTCCTCTGCCGAAGCATAAGGCAATGGCACTTTCTCTTTCCTGCATGTAGATTGGAGTGCCATAAAAAGCAATTCGCTGATGGAAAAAATATCCCTTACGTCTTCTACTTCCTTGCCTGTCTGGTCTTTGTAACGCTTCAGCACGCCTACAGTCAGGCGGCAAGGATAGGTTGTCCCGTTGATTGTTACCTGTTTCATTCTCTGTTTTTGATTATAAGTTCTTAATTCTCATTCAAAAATTCGTATTTCCTTAACCCGCGCTTCCCGTTTTCGTTTCCACGTTGCCATCGTTCTCGAACGTTGCGCTATAAGTCGCGTCATCGTCAGCCGGTGAAGATTGCTCCAGGCTGGTGATGACGAACATGCCTTCCTCATAGCTGCTGCTTGCTCCTCCGGCTTCTTCCGTGTATCCATATTTGAGCTTGACCGGCTGACGGCTTTTCATGATAGCCAGGAGCTTTTCATAGACGTTACCGGTACCAAACAGTGTCAACGCTTCACATTGGATGGTTACGTTCAACTTCGTTACCTTTTTGTTCGAGAACGCCCCGTTGCTGGAATCTTTCGTTACACGTTCTTTCGTTTCGCCACTATAAGTGATTCTGTGGCTCGTAGCTGCCGCCTGCGGCTTGTAGGTATCCGTTTCGAAGATATAGACCATGAGGTCGCGGCCTTCTACATAATCGCCTTCTTTCTTTGCCATATTCTGATACTTATGATTAAAATGAATACTAAGAATAATATGATTGTGCTCCATGCTAGTACCGGTTTTAATTTATCTAGTAGCTCTACCGTCGCCGGTTCTTTCTGTTCCGTTAGCCCGGTAGAACTGTCCCGGATGTGGTCGATACTTTCGTCGGCCGTGTAGGTCAGGGCGGGAATGCCTGCCGTTTCTGCCTGGAGATTCAGCGAGCCATCCTCCCAAGCCGCCGTTAGCCTCAGCCCGTCCGCCTCTTTGGTGAGCTTTTCGCCTTCGAGGAGGCTATGGAGGCTGTCCGGCGGAATCTGGAATGCCAGTGTCCTTGCCGGTATTGCTGCGAGGGCGATGGAAACCTTTCTCTGCCATCGGAGGCTGTCGGCCCTTTGGATAGTAGTACTTCCGCTTGTACTCCGACACGAGGTCGCGAGCAGGGCAACGGCCATAAATAGGACATACCACCATCTTCGCCATACAACCCTCGATGGCCGCCAGCCGTTCCTGGAACGTCCGGACTTCATCGTATAGCCTGATAATCGTCTCATTATCCCGTGCTGCCATTTGGCGGGACACGTCGTCTCTATCCAGCTTCTGCTTCCTACGGAGGAGCGGCAAGCCGGCCAGCCAGTTCAGGAGGACTATCAACCCGCCGCCCGTACCCAGGTAGTTGAACAACGCATCCCAGTCCATCCTTACACCTTCTTCTTAGCAAACAATCCGATAATCCACTGGATAAGTCCCGTATCTGCCACGCCGTTTGCCGCAAGGCCGGAGCCCAATCCGTAAAGCAGGGCAATATACCATTCCTGACCGGCAAGGAATCCCAATTCCTGCCACCAGCCGAACATGCATACCGCAATGCCGATCACCCAGGAAAGGACCTGGACGGCCCATGAAGGCAGTTTCGGAATCAGCGCCTTGACCGCTTCCACCACAACCGGAATCACCGCCACGATAGCCGCCAGCGATGCAAATACCGCGTCATAATCCGTAGCCGGAACATCCGCCACGGTCTGTGCCATGAGAGGCACACATACGATGGCCATCAGAGCCACCCATAAAAATCTAAATGCTTTAAATGCTTTCATAATTCTTCATTCTTATTTCTTCATTTTTCATTATCTAAAAGTTCCCATCCCGCTTCCACCTCTTCCATCCGTGCCGGGACGCCGTTCTCCACCTCCGAGATGGCAGCGGCCAGGGCACACATCGTACCCCGTTCGTCCACGTCCGGAACAAATGAAGTCGGGACTTGCATCTTCCGGCACACGGCGGTAATGTAGGCCGTTGTATCGTTTTCAGTCGCCGGAGCCCAGCGGCGGATAAAGTCCGCGATGGTCTGGCAACCATGCTTCCGGCGGTAGTTCCGGAGGGTCCGGATGAGGGCGCGGTAGCCCCACTTCATCGCCTCGAACTGGAAGAAGTCCGGGTCGGTCTGCTTGCTGCGCAGCCCTTGCCAGTTATCCGTTGTCCGCCGGATATTGCCGGGGTTACAATTTCTTATTCCTCTTGGCTCCATAATTGTCTTTTTACCACGTTCCACATTATGCCCCTTTCGCCGAATAGATGGCCGCCTGGTACTTGTTCCGGATAGGCAGGGCCGTAAAGCGTTTCTGGAAGCCAATCACGTCGCCGCGCTGTTCCGGATCCTTGTAGCGGGCAAACACATCAATGTCTCCATCCGCACGCATCACCTCATTGGCGCAATAGAACAGCGAACACTGGGTGTCGGTATTCTGGGCTGCCGTTCCGAACGCCACCTTTGCGCCTGTAGAAGCGTTATAATAAGGCAACTGACTGAAAGTATAGAGGTCGAAACCGAAAATCTTGTTTCCGGTCAGCATCTCCTTGTAGAGCTTCATATCCTCTGCCATCAGGTCTGCCAAATGGTACGGGTTCAGGACGGCCACCATCGTCGAGGGGTCAATGTCTTTCGAGCGAAACCAGGCGTCCATGTCCAGGATGTCCTGGAAGCTCAGTGCCTTTAACCCTTGCTTGTTCGGGTTTCCATTGGTCGATCTTACCGGTGTCAGTTCCTTGTTGGTCTGCGGCGCCCAGTTGTTGGCCGCGAAAGCAGCCGTCTTGGCCTGCAAGGTATTGCGGTGCTGGCGCACCACGCTCTCCATCTTGTCGTAAGCCAGTTCCATCGCTTCCACGTTGCGAACCACCGTATTCTTGGTGTCGAACGTATGGAGCGGGAGTTCCAACGCCGTATCCGAGCGGCTGGCCGTCGGCACGGGGAAGGTGGTGTTATCGACCAGCACTTCCGGATCGACACCGGCTTCCGCCAAATTGATTTTGTTATACTCCACCATCGCCGTCATGTCCACCGAACGGGCCAGGAACGTGCGGTTTGGGTAGAATCCTTCCATCAGCATGGAAATCCAAATCTGTTTTTCTATTGCCATGTTTAATCGTTGTTTAAATGTTACTTAATTCGTTTCTTTAGTTCCTCGAAAGCTTCCGGATCGGTTTCCTTCAGGCGTTTCAATCCTTCTGGGTCTTCCTTGGCCCATTTGAGGTAGGTCCACTCGGCACGGTCTTTCGTGGCAAATGCCTTGCCGGTACTGTGTGTTACTTTACCTGATAGTGTTTCCTTTTCCGGGATAGCTTCCAGTGTGGTCTTGGCCATTTCGAAGTCGGTAAGGGCAAGTTTTACAAACTGTTCTTTCTTATCCGCAGTGATACGTCCTTCTCTGATAGCTAAATCCACCAATGCTTCCGCTTGTGTTTTGCGTTGCTTTTCCAATTCCTTCTCCGCTTTCTCCGTGCGGGCTTTCAGTTCCATAATGGCAGCGGATATGGCTTTTCCGTCCGCTTCCGCGCTTTTGAGGCCGAGAGCTGCGTAGGCTTCGGCCGTTAAGATGATTTTGTCCATTTCGTCTGTTTTGTTATTGATGTTTAATAATGATTCGATACTCAGCTTTATCTGGTCGTCAGGGATAGCTTCTCCCTGGGCGTTATAAAGACGGAGCGCGTTCCGGTTGCTGGGGACGCTGACCAGGCTGACCTCGCACAGTTCCCAGTCCGTTATCGTGATGCGTTCTTCTCCGTTCGGGTTCGTCCGGAGCTCCACTGCATAAATCATGATGCCGGGACTGCACCCTTTGAGGAACCCCTTTTCGCCCTGCCGCTTGCATTTGGCGGCCAACGCGTCCTCTTCGTCATACACGGGAGTGCCGATCAGCTTTGTCCCTTCCACGCGAAGTCCGGTCATCTGACCAATCAGTTTATCCGCTTCATGGTTGAAGAGCATCACCGGATTGGCGTTAAAGCGTTCAAACCGTCCGGCTGCGTTTAAGAGGACAAAGCCGTGGCTGTTCACTACACTCTCATCATTCAATATGTACTCACCTTTGTTCATGCTTGCCGTTGTTTTTACCGCAAACTTACCAACGGGCCGCATGTGGAAAAAACTGAGTTGAAATTCTTTACACTTTGGTTTACTGCCACTTTAATTTACTTGAACTTTGCCCTAAAATTTTAGATTATGAGCCCCAAAGAGAAAGATACAAAGACAGGTATCAGGGTGAAAGACCCGCAGAAATATGAATATGCCTACCTGCTTTACATGCAACGTGTCCCACAAAAGGAGATTGCCGACCGGGTGGGCGTCAGCCAGCAGACATTATCCAAGTGGAAGGATGATGGAGGCTGGGAACTGAAACGTGTGGCACGGACAGTGAGCCGCGACCAGATTATCAATAAGACGCTCATGAAGATTAATGAGTTGTTGGACAATGAGGAGGATTTTAATGGGGATGAGTTCGCCAAGCTCTCCAGCCAGCTTGAAAAAATCAAGGGTGGCTATACGATGGATGACGTGGCGGACATCCTGACCAAGTTCGGCGATTATATCATTGAACAGAGCGCATCGGACAGGTCCATCACGACCGAGTTCGTCCAGCTGCTTACCAAGTATCAGGATAAGTACCTTTTAATGCGTATCAACAATGGCTAAGAACCGAATCACCAAAGAAAAATGGAAGCAGTGGGAAGAGCGCAAGAAGCTCATCCTGTCGGCAGACTTCCGCCTGGCCGATACCGGCGAAGCAAAGGAAGCCCGCATCGAAAGGGCTCGTAAGGACTACCAATACTTTGTCGAGACCTATTTCCCGCACCTTTGTACCAATAAGGAGACGGGAGAAATAACACGTTGCGGGAAGTTTCAGCTGGATGCGGCGAAATATCTGAAGGCGCACCGTCATACCCGTGCCGTCTTCGAGTGGGCTCGCGGACATGCCAAGAGTACCCATATCAGCCTCCTGATTCCTATCTGGCTCATGGTGCAGGAGGCGAGGACGATATACGTCATGGTACTGGTCAGCAAATCGGAAGACAGTGCCGACCGGCTCCTGTCCGACCTCCAGTGCGAGCTGCAATACAACACCCTGCTCCGAGCGGACTTCGGTATCGAGATTGACGAGGGAAGCTGGAGCATCGGCGAGTTCAAGACCAAAGACGGGATGCTTTTCATGGCGCTCGGACGGGGTCAGTCGCCGCGCGGCATCAAGAACCGGGGGCAACGGCCGGACTACATCGTGATTGATGACATCGACGACGATGAGATGGTACGCAACCCCTCCCGCATCTCGACGGCGTTCGACTGGTGCCTTTCCGCCCTGCTCGGCGCAATGGACATGGGACGCGGGCGGTTCGTCCTGGTGGGTAACCGCATCGGCAAGGATAGCATCCTCTCCCGCTTTGCCGAACGTCCGGACACGCACCATACCGTCGTGAACGCTCTCGACGCCTCCGGTGAGCCTTCCTGGAAAGAGAAGTACAGCCGCGAGGAAATCCTGCAGCTTCGCACCTACATGGGCGAACGCCGATTCCAGAAAGAGTACATGAACAACCCCATAAACGAGGGCGCCGTGTTCCTTCGCAAGCATATCCGGTACGGACGGATGCTACCCCTGAAGGAGTACCGCACGCTTATCTGTTACACCGACCCGTCGTTCAAGGCGTCGGCTACGAACGACTTCAAAGCGACGATGTTAGTGGGCAAGACGCGGACGGGGGCTTATCACGTCCTGAAAGCGTACGCCGACCAGACCAGCGTCTCGGCGATGGTAGCCTGGCATTATGAGATAGACCGCTACGTGGCAGGGCGCGTCCCGGTGATGTACTACATGGAGAGCAACTTCATCCAGGATTTGATGCTCGACGAGTTCCGCAAGGTGGGCGACGCCACAGGCCACCAGATTCCCATCCGGGGCGACGGTCGCAAGAAGCCGGATAAGTTCAGCCGCATCGAAGCCATGCAGCCGCTCTTTGAACGGGGGCTTATCCTCCTGAACGAAAAGGAAAAGGACGCACCGGGCATGATGCAGCTGGTGGAACAGCTCCTGATGTTCGAGAAAGGCAGCAAGGCGCACGACGATGCCCCTGATGCGCTCGAAGGAGCCGTCTATCTGCTGAACCAGCGCAGCATGGCCTGTGCCGGGACGTATCGGATAGGAAGGAGGACAAGTTGGAAGTATTGACGAATTAGTTTTACCTTTTAATTTTTATACAGTTATATGTTCATAGAAATATCAGAACTAAGCACCGTCGCCGCCGAATACAAGGTGGAGGAGATAACGGATTACGACAGCAGCATCGCACAGCAGTGCATCTTGGCGGCTGTCAAACGGGTACGCCGGTTGCTATCCGGGCGGTATGATGTGGACAGCATCTTCACTGCGACCGGCGAGGAACGCGACGCGGAACTGGTGGAGATTTGCAAGAACATTGCGCTCTGGTTCCTCGTGCGCCGCTGCAATGTAGATATCCTTTATAACCGTGTCAAAGAAACTTACGACCGCGACATGGCCTATCTCCGAGAACTGAAAGACGGCAGCATCCCGTCCGACCTCCCGCTGCGGGAAACCGGCGGGCAGCCCGTCGGGGTGTTCCGCTCGGGTAGTAACCGCAAGTTCACACATTCATGGTAAATGGGCGTTTAAACGCCGTTTAAACTTCAATATAAGGCAGTATGAGAAAAAGAAAGTATAATGATTACCGGTTCAGGAATAAAGGGCAGAAAACGCCGATTCCCCGCGTCAGACAACGGGAGGGGCTGGTAAGGCAGATTGTCCCGAAGTCTATCAGCCGGGTACGCAAGGATATGGAAAGCTGGCGCCGGGCACTGCGCCAAGCGGATAGCGTGGAGCGTCCCCGCCGCCGGGAGTTGATGGACCTTTATGCCGACGTCATGCTCGATGCGCTCCTCACGAGCCAGATCGAGCAGCGCATCGGCCGTACGCTCTCGGCGGAGTTCAGCCTGAAGGATGCGGCCGATAAGGTGGACGAAGGGGCAACGCGACTGCTCTCTGAGGCGGAATGGTTCCCGCTCCTCTTGCGCTACATGCTGGAGTCTATATTCTACGGGCATTCGCTGGTGGAGTTCTCGGCTTCAGAGATAGGCTGTTTAGGCGTTACGCTGATTCCACGCCAGAATGTCGTGCCGGAAGAGGGGCTGTTCCTCTTCGACAGCACCGCCGACGCGGGTATCTATTATCGGGAAATGCGCGAATATGGTACCTACGTCGTGGAGTTCGGTTCGCCGCGCAACTATGGGTTGTTGAACAAGGCCGTACCGCACGCCCTGTTCAAGAAGTTCGCCCATTCGTGTTGGAGTGAGCTATGCGAAATCTACGGCATTCCTCCGCGTTACATTAAGACCAACACACAAGACCCGGCCATGCTCGACCGCGCCGAACAGATGCTACGCGACATGGGTTCGGCGGCCTACTTCATTATCGATACCGAAGAAGAGTTCCAGTTCGCCAGCGGCGTCTCGACGAACGGCGATGTCTATAACAACCTTATCTCGCTTTGCAACTCGGAAATGTCGCTCCTCGTTAGTGGAGCCCAAATTGGGCAAGATACCAAGAACGGCAACCGGAGCAAAGAAGAGGTAGCGGTGAAACAACTGGAAAAGTACGTCAATTCCGACAAGCGGTTCGTGGAGGACTATATGAACAGTACCGTCCTTCCGGCTCTGTTCCGTTTGGGCTTCCTGCCTGACGGATTGCGTTTCTCGTTCAACAGCGAGGAGGACACCGGGCAGCTTTGGGAACGTACCGCCCAAGCGATGCAGTATTACGAGATAGACCCGGATTGGATCCGCACCAAGTTCGGTATCGAAGTAACCGGCAAACGGGGCACGCAGGAAGGTTTTTTCGGATGAGCCCCGCCGCAGTCGCGGGGCGGCATCTCCAGATTAGCAACCTTTACCGGGACAGGCTGGAAATGCTGGCAATGGATGGGACAGATAATGTAAATATAGACGAAAACATTCTTTTGGAAGCGTTCCAGCATATTTATGAGGAAAATGGTTTTACAGTGGAAATGCTTGCAGATAAGGCTATTCGGAAGTTGCTCGATGAGTATATTTCGGCCTTCTCCAGTGCGATTACTCCATCTGTTCAAAGCGGTGTCATCCCCACCGTCATGGCGGAGCACCTGCGCAACGATGTCTTCGTTTTTTCCGGCTTCAAAACCTATCAAGAACTGAAAGAGGCAGCAGCATTATTAGTGGATGAAAAAGGACTCATAAAGAGTTTCGACCGTTTTTATCGTGATATAACAGCGATTAAAGAGGATTATAACCGGCATTGGCTGAAAGCGGAGTATATCTTCGCACAGGCTTCGGCAGAGATGGCTGCCAAATGGAAGGAGTTCGAGGAGGATGGCGACCGCTACAACCTGCAATACCGGACGGCACACGACAACCGCGTCCGCCCCGAACACCGTGTGCTGCATGGTATCACCCTTCCGCCATCCGACCCGTTCTGGGATGAGTTCTTTCCGCCGAATGGTTGGCGATGCCGCTGCACGGTGGTTCAGGTGCGTAAAGGCAAATATCCGGAATCGGACAGCGCGACCGCCATCCAACAAGGTAGGGAAGCTACTTATCAGGCCGGGAAAAATGGTGTGAACAAAGCCGCTATTTTCCGCTATAATCCCGGTAAGCAGCAGGTCATCTTCCCGCCACACCATCCCTATTATGAGGTAAGCGAATCGCTGAAAAGGAAGATTACAGATATATTAACTGGAAAAAGCGAAGAGGAAAAGAAATGGCTGAACAACATAGCCAAGACGGAAGAAGTATTGGGTATTAAGAAAGGTTTTGAGATGAATTTTGAACAGGCTGACGGAAATAAACCTAATCCGAATTATTTACAAAGCAGGGCTTATCAAATCAATTGTCAAAGTTGTGTAGTGGCTTATGAGCTAAGGCGGAGAGGGTTTGACGTGGAGGCCTTTGGCAATACTGGGCAGGGTTGCATTCCTTATAAACTATCTTTCGATACAAATCTGATTTGGATTGACCCGGAAACCGGAGAAAAGCCGGAAAAGATAAGAGTATTTGGCGATTCCGGGATCACGGCAAGAGGAAACGTTAGAACAAGTAAGAAAATACTGGAGAAAAACTTTCTGGAAGCCACTAAAGAGGTTGGACGCTATCACATTACAGTGGTTTGGAACCAATATAGCGGGCATATCTTTACAGCTGAAAGATTACCGGATGGGACGTTATCTGTTTATGACCCGCAAACGGGGGATAATCATTGCTGGGAACGTTACCTGAAAGCATTGAGTACCCGGTACGGTATTGCCATTCAACGTGTGGATAATATGTTGGTGAATACAGAACTTATTGGAGAGGTAGTACATAAGGTTTAGGACTGCCCTTCTTCCATGAAGTGCTCCAGAATCTTAAAACCTTCTCCGGGTTCTGTCCAACGGGCTGTACCATCATCATAAAGAATATAGCTGGGCAAACCGACAGGGGGTTGACCATCACCAAATACAGGATGATAAACAGCTTGATTCTCCCATTCGCCGACATAAACGGCGTTAGGAATTCCGGCTTCTGACAATAGATCTTTTACTGCTTGTGGTAATGTTTTTTTTGCCATAGGATATATTTTCTGCAAACTTACAAAATATAATTGATATATGATAGACAGCAATCTGAAAAAAAACATCATGGACGATATCCGTGTGGAACTTACCGATGAGTTTGACAAGAACTTTGAGCGCAAAGCCTTCTTCGACCGGCCGTGGGTGCCATTGAGCCCGGATTATCACCCCAGAGACGGTTCCATGCTGGAACGGACAGGGGCTTTAAGGCATAGCATCATGCCGCATATTGATGGCAACACCCTTACCTATACCAGCAGTACGCCCTATGCTACTATCCATAACGAAGGTGGTTCAATCCGGCAGAGTATCGTTCCAACGCCAAAGATGCGCCGCTGGGCTTGGGCAAATTACCGGAAAAGCAAAGATGAAAAGTTCCGGCGCATGGCTCTTGCGAAACGTATCCAACGAACCATTACCATGCCAGCACGTCCCTTTATCGGCAGGCATCCTGTGGTAGATGCGGCGGTGGACAGTATCGTCAAGGAAAATATCAAAAAGGTGGCCGACCGGCAAATCAAACAGATGTTGAACCTAAAGAAGAAATAAGTATGAAAACGATTTTAAATGCCGTTATGCAGCGGCTTAAAGAACAGGTTGCGGAACTCCAATACATTAGCGAAGATTGGGGGCAGCTGGATTATTACGAAACCATGCCGCCGGTGAAGTTCCCTTGTGCCTTGATTAGTATAGACAGAGTAAGTTATAATGTAGTAGCCAAAGACCGGAGGAAAGCGGTTGTCAGCTTGGTAGTCCGTATTGCCGACGCGCCAAGCGTTACCGGGAATGTGGCGGCTCCAGAATCCTACCGGAACCGGGCATTTGCCATATTCGACCTGTTGGAAGACATTAGTGAGGTGTTGAACGGATTAAGCGGGGACACCTTCAAACGGTTCTCTTTGGAAGCTGTTTACCGGACCAACCGGCAGGACTTTATCCGCGAATACAGCATGACGTTTGAGACAGGCTTTACCTTAAAAGAGGGATAGCTGCGCCTCTTCGCTCCGTCGCCGTTCCAATTCGGTATTGACACCTATGTAGTTAAGGAACGTCCGGTAGCACATGGGATAAACCGGGTTGACGTACCGCCGCCACACCTCTTTGTAGCAGCGGTCGCGCCGCCCCGGTTCGTAGTGTTTGCGGACAATGTCGCATACCAGGTCGATTCGCCGCAATGTGTTCTTGTGGAATCCCATGTCAAAAAAGCCAATTAAATAACCTAAACAACCTTACCAATACTGCAAAGTAAGCGAGATATGGGACAGGATGCAAAAAATCACTTTCAAAAAACAAAGATTTTGAGATATGTAGTATATTTGTACGGAAATAATATATTTTACTTATGGCTAATTTAAGAGACATTGACAAACAATTTAAACAAGAAGGACCATGTTGTGTGTTATCAAGTTATAGTATAATTATAAATTACTTTTCTCGGAATAAGCTTGACGTTGAGAAGTTACTTGGTGATTATTGCAATTATATGAACATACCAGAAGAATTGTCCAAAAAAGATCGAGAAAAAGAAATTTGTAAAGCATACCATGCGTATTGCTTGCCTATAAATAAGAGGGGATTTGATTATATCAAAGAATTGCATGAGAAAAATGAATTAGGAACAAGAGAAATTTGTGATGTTTTTTATTCCGAGTTCTTAGTAGAACCTGTTTCATCGGACACAATAGACAGAGTAAAGAATAGCCTCAAACAAGATGATAGATTATTAATGGCTCTTTATCCTTATTCAACTAAAGAGTTTCATGCAATAGTTATAGGTTGGGATACAGAACAAGAGTTTTTCTTTGTGAAAGACCCTAATATTATTGAACCTTTTAAAGCTGAGAATATATTTAATCAGATACAAATATATGAATATATATTATTTAAAGCTCATATTTAAATATAAACGTGTCCCATTTGAAATTTACTTCGTGTGAGGTATTTTTCTAGTTCAAGAGGGGTGTTATTATAACCGTATATGGTTGTCTATCTTTATAAGAAGTCCCTTTAATAATAAGGGACTTCGTTTTATTATCAAACTTATAAGTTTGATATTTAGGACTAAATCCTTTATGAACATCATCCGAATCAAATTCATTGGATATTAAATCTATTTGACCATAATTACTGTTCCCCTTGTTTATTAAAACAGAAGCTTCTTTTTTAAGGTGGGATTCCGTATATTCAATTGTTGCTTTAAAATCCACACCTTCACGGTGATCCTTAAAAAAGTCATACTCTTCTAAAAAATAGCGGATAGCCATAAGATTATTTTCGTTCATATCATTTTATTTTATTCAGTCCGCAAAATTACGAATTAAAAAGAATAATCGACCAATGTGGTGAGTAAAAATCATACTTAGTCATTATTTGTCATTAATATTTCCACTTTCCGCACTGCCTCCACAATGGCGGCGGTACTCTGGCGGAGCACCCGGTTTTCGGCTTCCAGTTGCTTGATGCGTGCCGTTTGCCGGTGGCTAAGGGCAACCAGCCGAAGGTAAGCGTAGGCGGTACGGAGCAGAGCTTTGGAGGCTTGATAGCATCCAGTCTCTTGCATCACCGCCTGGATGGTCTGGTTATCTTCGGCGGTCAGGCTGCGGATAAGGACGTTTTTGATGGGCTTATTCCCCATAATCTGCCCTCCATTTAATGGTTACCTCAGCCTTTACCTTGCCCGTTCCCTCGCAATAGTCGCAGGTCTTTGTCTGATAGTGGTCGTGGCTGACCTCTTCGGTAAACCCACCCCGTCCGTTGCAGACGGGGCAGGTATAGTTCCGGAATTCCATCCGTTCGTGTACCTGTTCGTACTTCGGCGGGGTTACCTCGATAATATGTTTCTGTGTACTCATTTTATTCAATAGACAATTGATAATTACAATTAAAATAGGGTAGGTTCCTTAGAATCCTTCAGGTACTCCAGCACGAGGAAGTCCAGGGGCTGGGTTGCCCAATTGGGGCGATGGTTCTTGTACTGTTCACGGAGCTTTGCCCGGAGTTCGTCGGGCAGAAGTCCGCTGTCGAGTTTTGCCATCGCAAGGTTTATCTTGTCGATAGTCAGGGAGACGCAGTGCATCACCTTGGCATCGCCCTTGTACCGGTCTTTGAGGTAGATTTGCTTGATCGCCCCGACGCAGTTCTTTATCGGGTGATGCAGCCGGATG